GATTTTCGCACATTTCGTGAATACTTGTTCCACGAGCCGCAGATGTTCTAGAAATATGATTGGCAACATCATTCCCAACTTTCTTTCTCCAAGCAATTAATCCTTCCTTTTTACGATCAGACAAAACTGTAGTAATCGAAGGATAAGAAATGTCATTTTCAATTAGATAGTAACGACTTCCATCACGATTTTCTGTCTTGTAATCTTTTAACTCAACCGACAAGTCAACGTGTGTGAAGTGAGGCTGAGTGTTATCAGTCACAGTAAAATCATTCATAATATATTCCTTGTGGTTCTATAGTCTTAGTGTAATTTGATTCTCAATGACATCTAATCTTTCTTGATTTGTGGCAATAATATCAATTTGTTCTTGAATTGCAGCAAGTACGTCTGAGTGTTCACCAATACCAGCAGGATTTGCTAAATAAATTTCAATGTTTGCTTTTGCTTTAGCAATCTCACCCCATGCTTGATTTTTTAAGCCAACGACAATTGTGTCTCTTAAAACTGATTTTTCCATAATAACTCCTATGATAATTCAAAGTGTGGGCCGTCAATAAATGGTCTACGACCCTGTGAACGGCGTGTATCAATATACTCATTCATGGCATCTTCCATTGTTCCTTGCCACTTACGAATATCAGAACAAGTCCATGCAGCTCCCCATTTAATCGCCACATCTAACTCTTGTGCAGCTTGTTTCATGGCATCTGCAATATTGTCATAACATGCTAGTTCCCAGCATCCACGACCATTCACATAAGCCATTAGGTCAACTGCACGACCCTCAATATGTTTTGACTTCATTGTTTGAGATGCACCACGGGCAACTAGTTGCTCTTGTTTCTCAACTGTACGAAGTCCCTCTATTACACCGAAGTCAATATTAGAAACTTCAATTGCACGTTTGACCACTGCAACTAATTTTTCATCAACTCCATCTAGTCGATCTAAAGACCTTTGTGATAATGAATAACCCATTACTCAACTCCTAGTTTCATTTTTTCAATTAAATAACTTCTAATAAATCCTGATCTTACAATGTCACCAATAGTGAACTCAACACAATTAAACTCTTTCATGTTCTCTATAATTCGTATAAAATCGTGTAGTCCATTTTTATCAGCGGTTTTAATTAAATCTGTCTGCATAAAGTCACCACAGAAAAACATTTTTGAGTCTTGACCCATGCGTGTCGTAATTGTATCTAATTCATGAAAGTTTAGATTTTGACACTCATCTACAATTACAATTGCATTGTCAAAAGTCAGACCTCTTAAAAAAGATGTACTTAAAAAATATAGTGAGCCTTGATTTCTTAGTCTATCGTATAAGACCTCAAATGCTTGATCACTTGCTTGTTTAAACATGAATTTAACCATGTTTGAATATGGAACTTGATACAATGCAGATTTATCTTCCTCATCGCCCGGCAAGAAACCAATTTCTCGTGTGGGTATGAGAGAACGAACAATGATTACTTTATCGTAAGGTGTATCGTTTTTTAATACTTGTTGAAGTGCCAGATAAAGTGATATAAATGTTTTTCCTGTACCAGCACAACCAAAAAGAAATTGATTTTGACCTTTCTTCCAAGAACTAAACACAACCTTCTGTGCATCAGTAATTGGTTTAATATCAATTAAATCTGTCGAAGTGATTTCTGTTTTCTTTGCCATAGTTTACTCTCGGTAATAAAATGGGGAAAGTAACTCCCTGTCACCTTCCCCTGTGAAGATGCTCATATAAGAATTTATTTTGCAACCTTACACATTTTTTATTTATACTCAATTTTTCTTGAGACCATATTTTTTAGCAATTTGTTCAGTCTTAACCTGTTTACTGGTACGACTGTCACCAAATCTATCAGCAAGTGGTGTGCTTGGGTGTTTATCTGCAATTCTACTAAACACCTCTTTCATACCAGCATCTGTCCTTTGAATGATATGATCTCCAACAAATGCAGGAGCTGTAACAACACTCACTATATTTGGATTATTTCTAAGATAATCTGGTTTGTCAGCAATCTTCATTATTTTATCAAAGACTTCACCTGTATCTTTATTTTTAAATGTGTATGTTGGCATAGTTAAAGCATAGTTCCCTCAAACTCAGCAGGTAAACAAGCCGCACCATAATCTAGGATACGACCTTCCTGTTTCATGTTTTCTAACTTGTCACCGATAACAGTCATATCAGGACACTGCTCTCGGATTGTTGTCTTATGATCTAAATCACCACTTAAATTAAGTATTATCACTACTACAATTGCTATTTTCATATGATTACCTTTTTGATTACCTTTTAATACCACGAGGGTGGTTGTCTGTTTTTCCAAGTTGCAAATCTATTCTTCTCGTTTATGTAGTAGTTACGATAACCTTTTATCGGATTTCCAACTTTATTTCCGTAATCATCTGTAATATGTACTTTACAATAATCTGGCATTGCTTGTGGCATCTCTGTTAACTCACCACTCTTGATGTTGTTTGGTGGTCGTAAAAGTTCACCTGATATTTTACCAGCACCATGTTGCTTACCATAACGATAAGTGTATTCTGCAAGACATGCCATGTAAATTTTATATAATAGCATGTAGTTACTTCTTGTTTCTCTAGCCCAAACAGCACTAGGGTGATTTACATGAGATGCTTTGTATAGTTTGTTCTCTCTAGTATCCCTGAGAGTCCATCTCTTGATCTTACGACCATTTACTGTCTTACCATAATACATATCCCCATCTAACACACGATGTGCAGTAGAGAGTAACTGAGCGTACTCTGTGGGCATCTTGACAATGTGTTTATCCACATGCCACTTGGCATTTTGTATTGGATTTTCATGTAAATAAAATATGTTCATTCTCTCTCCACTCTTTTCTCATTTCAATATACACTGGGTCTTTTGCAGTCATATCACGATACTCTTTAAAAATTGTTGCTGACTTTGCATAATGTGATGTTAAAGCGTCTGACTCTTGTGGTTTGACGTTACCATTTTCATCATACTTTTTACCATCATTGTGATTTGCATATCGTCTAGCTCGTGTAAATCCCATCTCTAAAAATTTACGACACATATCCATACCTACGAAATCATTATTACTTTTGTAGTCAAGATACATTTTGTAAATGGTGTTAGCTGATGTGTGTGCCTCAGTTGGTGTTTTAAATCTCCAATGTTTACAAATATCATTTGTATATGGTCTGACCAACAAAACACCTTGCTCACCCCTACCAATTCTGTATCTTTTGTCATTTGGTGAGAACAAAATGTTTTTGTAATCTAAATTGTAGTCAAACTCAATCATAATATAATCATAACACGATTAAACATGTTTTGTCAAGTAGGTGTGTACACGACTAAGGGGCGAGAGGTCGAGAGGTCAGATAACTCAGCCGTGTACACTATTCTTTATGGTGTGACGTAATTGTCGTTCCAATTAAATGCTTCTTTCACAACATTGTGTGATAGACCTTTATATACTCGGTGTAAGTTTTTATCCTTTGCTTCACAGAGTAGTTTTGCCTCACTCTCATGAAGTCCTTCACATATCTGAATAAACATATGTTCTTTTTGAGATTGTCTAGTTGCTTGGTCAGCACCCACAATGAAATGCCAAAGTTTACGAGCTTCAGAAGCTAGAACTGTGTGTTCTGTTCCTGCTGGGGCATCATTTGGAAGGTAGGGAACTTTACCCTCTGGAATACACCATTTGATGTTTGGGTCAAATGATGATTTGAGTAGCATACGCAACTCGTTAGTGCTATTGTCTTTTAATATTTGAACTTTTTGATCTTTTGTTTTAGCCTTATGTACTCGATCTAAAACTTCTGAAAAAAGTAATGTACTGCCTGCCATAATTATACTCCTAATAAAATACTTTATTTTTTATCATTATCTTCCATTTGTAAAAATTCTATGAAGTCATTAATCACCTCAACTCGCAAGGTACGTTGATTATCTTCATCAGCAACGTGCCCCTGATCAGTAAACAAATGATCGTTTAATATACTTAGTGGGTGTTTGAGATTGTTTTGACGATATAGTGCTGATCGTAGACTTTCTGAAAGAAACGCCATATCTTGAATAAAATCATCAGATGCAATATCATAACCCACCTCGCTACAAGTATGTATAAGTTGTACCATTATACCTCTGGTAAGTTCATCAATCTTTATAACATTTTCTGCAATGTCATGGAGAGTCCTGACATTTTCTTCATGTTTAAGTTCGTCTGTGTTAGTTGTGCTCTCTGGGATTTTTACATTATCCCACGGCCCACGAATTACATCAGCCATTAATACAACCTCTGTTTTTTAATTGTAGTTTCTTCGACACGTTTTAACCATCTACGTCTACCTGCTGCTTGTGCCAGTCTACGTTTTTTACCTTTTGAAACAAAATGTTCTCTGTCTCGAATATTATTTAGAAGTCCATCTTCCATTACTTTTTTCTTGAATATTTTGAGTGCCTTGTTTACATCATTATTTCTGACCTCAACACTTAAACCCTTTATCATTTTGTGTTGTTCTTTAAAATCTTTCTGCCTTGAATTCATATTTACCTCTTTATTTGAATGATGTGTCGATTATACACCACCAATACAAGAACTGTCAAGTTTTTTTATAAATAAGATTAAAATGGAGTTATTATGGAGTTTGTTAAATTCATGTCAGAGGTTGGCTTTCCAATAGCTGGAGCCATTGCCGCTGGCGTATTTGTTTTCATTACACTTAAATTCATTCTTGCTTCAGTCACAGGTTCGGTCAAGTCACTTGTTGGTATTATTCAGGCTCTCGATAATCGAGTACAAACAATGAATAATGACCTCGTTAAGATTGACACTTTATTATCTCATGTGTTAGATGTAAAACCAAACATTGATCGTATTGCAGCCAACGAGGGAAAGGAGGATGCAAGGCGTGATTAAATTTGAGTGGGCAGAGGTCATACAAGACTTTGGATTTCCAATTATTGCAGCGATGGGACTTGCCTATTTTGTGTACTATGTGTGGCGGTGGGTGACAAATGAAATCAAGCCAGAATTGGGTAAAGCAAGTAAAACACTAATTGCTTTGATTGATCGTATTCGTATGTTAGACAATGACATGATACGATTAACCACTAAGTTGAATATGATACTAGAACAGAAAGAGTTGTTAAAAAGTTTAAAAGAGAAAGAAAAGGAAAAAGAGGAATGAAATTTTTACTACTAATGATGTTGTGCTTAGCAAGTGTAAATGCTCAACAAATGCAACATCAATTTAAAAATCCATCTTTCTCTGGTATTGGATATAGTAATCATGTATTGAGTATTGAGCAACTACAATACAATCGTGAACAAAAACTTAAAGATGACAGGAAGTCTGAACAAGCAGCTCTTGAAAGAGAAGAAGCAAACACGATTTTAAATAAGTTCTTGACTAACGTACAATCTAGAATTTATGCTACTCTCTCAAAACAATTAGTAGATAATATGTTTGGTGTTTGTGAATCAGATGACACTGCATGTAGTGAAGCTACAACAGGAACGGCTGAAGTGGAGGGTGCAACATTGACATGGGTTAGAGATGAGATTACAGATACCATCACATTAACTATATTAGATGTAGATGGTACAACAACTGAGTTAACTGTACCAATATCAGGATTTGCATTTTGAAGTTATTGTTAGTAAGTTTGGTTATTGTAATGAGTGGTTGTGCGACTTTACCACCACCACAATTTGAACCACCAACTGTAAGTGAAAATCCATTACAAGAAAAAATGGACAGTGTACCTGAGTTGGATGGTGATACAATAACAATTGCTGTTTATTCGTTTGGTGATAAAACAGGACAAAGAAAACCATCAAACACCATATCCAATCTAAGTAGTGCAGTAACACAGGGTGCAGAGACATGGGTCATTAAAGCACTACAAGAGGTAGGAAATGGAACTTGGTTTAAGGTTGTCGAGAGAACTGGAATAGACAATCTAGTTAAAGAACGACAACTAATAAGAAGTACAAGAGAGCGTTATGAAGATGGTCATACATTGAAGCCTCTAACTTTTGCTGGATTATTATTGGAAGGTGGTGTAGTGGGTTATGACACGATTACAACCGCTGGTGGTACTGGAGCTCGATACTTAGGTATTGGAGCTTCAC